ACCAGTCAACCCTGTAGGACCTTGCGGACCAGTATCACCTTTAGGACCTTTAATATTACCTAATTGACTAGATTGATTGGTTGGTGGGTTTTGGATATATGTGACATCGACGCTTAGATTTCCATTATTGTCTAAATTAAACGATAAATTAGGGGTTTCTCCAACGTCTCCTTTAGGACCAGTGTCGCCTTTTAATCCTTGACTAATTGTGGCATTAGTTTTTACAGTTGTGATAGTTGCTTTCATTTTATTTGGTATTGTTGCATCCATTATTCAGCACCTTCTCTCTGTTTGTAACTACCTAATTCAGAGTTGTACTTGGAATTGATTAACTTGTTTGCTATTTGCGTAGCTGGTCCACCACCAGTAGCCATTGCGGCTAATGTTTCGAAATGTCCCCATGTCATATCAAAATATACCAAAAATATAGTGACAAAAACAAATAGCAAGACAAATGTTAATGCGATTACACGTGTAAGGCTTAACCCGCCATTTTCGTATAAAAGCATTTGAAGAATATGTTTCATGGTCTTATAAACTCCTTTATAAATTTTAAAAAATTTACTAGGGAAGGATACCATACGAAAGCTGTTGTATCTATTTGATTAAGTTTTTCAACAATAGAGCATACTTCAGATACAAACGGTATCAGCATGAATAATACTGACAGCATATAATCAACACGGAACCCATATATAGATACGTCTGGTAAAGACCATGAAGCCGCCGCTAACGTAAAGAATATAGGGTATGTAAATGCCACTTTATTGAATAAGGACATTCTAAATTTTTTACTAATTAAGAATCTTTTTCGTTTACCGTTCGGTAATTCTAAAGAACCCCATCCGAACCATAATGCTGTAATAACATACCGTATTGTATTCGGTTTCTTTCTAGCTTTATTAAATTCGATAATCTCAATAATAAAGCGTAGGGTAATATCTATAAATAGCAAAAAACAGGTAGCCATAATGACTACCATAATATCATCAACAGCACTTAATGGAGTGTTGTGGTATAGTAGTCCGTATACAAAAGCACCAGTGCTTACGTCATAAGGTTGTACAGGAGGAGGGGGTAAAAATCTTTCTACCATTAAATACCTTCCTCCCATGTTACACTAGGACTAACAAAGACATATCCATTAGCAATACGTGTGATATAACCGTTTTTATCTTTCATAATAATATCATATGTATATTGAGTTAATTCAGAAAAGTTTTCTCCGTCAATATTCAGTTTAGAGCCATCTGTATTGACAAAATGTACCTCAACAATACCTTTAACTGCATCTACAATTTTTGTTTTGCCTTCAAAAATAGTATCTGTCGATGTTGCTGACTCTTTTACTTTGCATTTGAATAGGCAACCAGTAATATCTACTGGTCGCCCATCTTCTGCTATAATATTGACTTGGAAAAATGTATCATCACCCTTATTGATATTAATATCCATCTGAGGTGTAATAAATTTTCCTTTTGCCATATATTACTCCTTATACACTAACCCAAGTTTTAGAATTAAAGTTAAATTTCTTAGTTTTGTCGGAATTGTATACTGTCAACCAAGAAACAATACCATCTGCAAGTGCTTCTACATCACTAGCTTCGCTAAGAACAAAGTCACAATCACCTTGAGGTAAACTAAATTTGTCCCAACGCATTTCTTTTGTTAATGCTAATTTAGGGGCATTAACATGCTCTAAGCTAGATAAATTAAGAGGTCCTTTAATCCAAGAAGTACATTCTGGTAAATTAATTGTTTTATACCCAGAGAAAGTAATTGCATTTTCCTCTACAGTAGTTACTTTTGGTAAATCTAAAGTTTCAACACCATAGATATTATAGTATTGGTATGCTTTAGCTACAGTAGTCACATTAATATCAGGAGTGATACGATATGTTTCAACACGAGAACCAGTCATATCAAGATAGTCAATAACTAGAGTTTCAGTACCAAATGGTTCAGGTAATGCTAAAGAAGCGGCACCACCAATAATTTCTGTCTTAGTATTTTCTTGACCACTGAGCATTACGAAGAAGTGAGACTCACCATAGATGTATACGCTTGTATCACCAGCACTTGGCTGATTGAAAGAAAATGCAGACGGGATTTTAGGCATTGGTTTACCTAGATTGTCAATTAGGGCGTACAAGATACTTTCTAAATCTTCGGTAGCGTATACATTTTGGCGTTTCAAATAGTGTGCTACGCTAGGATATTTAGTATTGTCAATACTATCCCCTTTAGAACCCTGAGGACCTTGCGGACCAGCAGGACCAATAGGACCAATAGGACCTTGTGGACCACGGAAACCTTCTGGTAATGGACCAAATGTAATGTGTAAGTTTTGTGTTTCAGCCATAATAGCCTCCTATTTTTGAAATAAAATTAAAATAATACGCACTTTATAAGGCGTGCGTTTCCAACCATAATGCCTATCGCTCTGGTCATAGTGGTCACTATACGCATATGCAACATGGTCGAGCGTTATACCGTATGTGATTGGACGGCCTAATGGAAGTGCATCAAACACATGTCGCCCCCACCACGATGGTGCATTTTTGGGGCTTATAGAGTCTATGACACCTTGCGGAATAGCAACGCAATTATCCCACGAATACCCATTGGGTAAATAAATTGTATCCCCATGATTATAATCACGAACAATAATATCTACATTTCGCATATGGAAACCTGCTTGATAAATACTATCTGCGTCAATGCGAGAACCGCTAATAGTAGCACCAGTTAGGTTGGCACCTCTAATATTGCCACTTTTATCAATGTTAAATGAATTATCAGCACTGTGTATGCTACTAGCAACTACCTCACCAGACTCTACTTTACCAAGTTTACCACTAATAGCTGCTAGTTCATTAACTACTAACTTATCTGATGTAATTGTCTTACTCTCAATATTATCGCCAGTGATACTCCTAGCTTTAATATTATCTCCAGATATTGTATTAGCGGCAATTCTGTCACCAGTCAATGTTCCAGTTTTGATGGCTCTGCCATCTAATGTGTTGGTAGTGATTTTATCACCTCCATTATAAACCATTTACATCTAATACTACATAACTATATGCGGATATTACACCGCTACTATTATTTCGATGGGCGTGATATTGTCCAACGAGTGCATCTGACCATGCTGTGCCGTAATTTTGCGTACCCCAAAAATTACGATAAATTTCATGCCATTTCCCTTCACTAGTTTGCTCGTGAAATTGTTTTGTTGATATAACACCACCATTAATATATATATTATGTGTATATGTATGGTAAATATCTTGTCCGTCGATTACCCCATAGTAATATGTAACCCACTTCCATTTTTCAACTGGTTTCCATACAGTGCGTGTTTTTTTGATTGGACCCCATGTTTGTTTTCCATTAACGTAAATAAAACCATAATCTGTATATTCTTCTGTTACCCAGTCATTTTCCATAACCTTTTCATAGCGTGGCTCATTTTTAACATATGGTCTGGTGTTAGTAGTTAAATCTGAAGTTTTAGTCAATCCACCAGAAGCTATGGCTATATTGCTCCCAACCACAGTGCCACTATTTGTACCCACAGCAATAACCTTGGCTTGTTTTTGATTAGAGTCAAAAACTAACTTACCAGCTTCATTAAAGATTTGCATACCAGAAGTAGAAGATGATTGAGGGGATGTGGCGAAAATATAGATATAAGCATTTTGTGCGTTATCTATGTAGTAATCACAATGGTCACTGGAATTAGAACAATACCCGTTAATAGAGTTGGTCCCGTTACCGATAGCAGCCATTATCTCGCCATTTTGGAATTGTATTGTGCCAGATGTATTATCTAATTTAATTTTTCTGGTCATATATAGGTTCATATATGTGTCGTCGATTTGTAAATGGTTATTATCATTATTTACTTCAAAATACTTCATTAAAAAACTCCGTATAAAATTCGGCACCCAACGTGGCTTTGAGAGAATGACCATTGCAATTTGTCGCCATTTTTTGTAACAGTAGGAACGGAATAAGTGAATTGTTTGTTTCCCTCTAGCCTTAATTCTGGATATGAGTCTGGTAATATTAGATACCATAAATCACCCTCCTCTAAATATTTATTTTGAACGGTGCCAGAATTCATGTTTTCTGGACAACTTACAACTCCAAGATATTTTTGTATTCGACTAGATACATCAATCATTAAAGAGCCATTTTCGGAAAATGTTTGTAACCCTTGTGGCATTAATTCCAAACCCCCATTCTAACTCTTAACCTATTATTTTGGTCATACACTTCAATTAGATTATCTTGAATAACAGTTCTGGCACCAGTGTCGGCAGTTTTTAATTCACCAATACGAGCCGTGATAGTAGATAATGTTTGAACACTTAATTTATCACCAGTAATGGCACCTGCTTGTATTTTGTTAGTACTAATAGAGCCAGCTTGGATTTTATCACCGCTAATTGTATTAGCTGCAATTTTATCACCAGTAATACTCCCTATAATAATTTTATCGCCTGTAATTGTATTAGCTTTAAGTTTATCACCTGTTATAGTATCAGTAGCTATCTTTTCTGCTGTAATTTCTCCAGTTTTAATTTTATCTGAAGTAATAGCATTAGCAGCGATTTTATCACCTGTGATAGCATTGGCAACTAGCTTATCTGTTGTAATAGCACCATCGGCAATCTTTGTGCCTACCACTGCTTTATTACCAATATATTTTGCAACAATAACACCATCATCAAATACGGTCTTGTTAGTTATATGGACAGCATTTGGAGGTATTTCTTCTACTGTAGATTGTTTTACTGGTTGAGACATTTCGCCTTCGCCGAAAATATCTGTATAACATATTTTAATTGTATACTCACCAGTTGAACAGTTGAATGTGAACACATTAGATGTTACTGGATATGGTTCATTATTGACGTAAATAGTAGCCCCATTACAATCTTCTGGGATGCTATCAAAAGAAATCTTTAATCCTTCATAGAATTTTTCAATGATTATATTACGTGGTGCATGAGGTACTGGTTTATTATACTGCAATGTGGCTGGAACTGACCAGGAGTTACCGATACCCTTATTATACAAGTATGCTGTACCACTACGTGCTGTTGGAATAGCAGTAGAAGATAACCCTGTAGTAATTTCCAGTCTATTCTGTAAACTACCTACGTTAGTATCTAAACGTAATTCGGACCATTCATAGTCATTTTGGTCATATTGTTTCCAAGACCAATAAGCACCACGCTTATCGAAGACTACTGTAAACTGATACGCTCCATTAGGAGTATGGTTAGTTTCAGAGATATAGTGTGTTTTTGTTGGGGCTGTTTTCTCTTCTGAGATAGCGTTAACAATATTTCGAGCCCTGATGCGGATGAGGTATTTCTTACCTACAGCAAGACTTTGTATCATATACGAATTAGTCTTAGTGGTATCATAATGTCGTGTCCATTCTATCTTTTCAAACTGTTCAGTTGAAGTAGAAAAGTCGCCAACTTTGACGTCAATACCTACACCAGCATATTGTTTGATACGGTCAGAGTTCCATTTAACAAGTAGTGACACTCTACCCTGCTCATTTTTTTCTTCTATGGTAATACCATATACTTGCTCTGGAAATGTGTCTGGATTATCTGCCGTAGCATTAAAGATGCGCTCTACCTTTTGAATTTGCTCATTCAGTTCAGATGCTATATCTTTTAGGTATTTTTTTAATAATGAGATAAATTTACTACCATCACCCTGTATGGTTGAAGGTAAATTATTAGTAGTATTTTCTGCCATATTACCTCCTATAATAAACCAACAATAGCTTCTAGCATATCCTGTTCTACGTCCATATTAAAGCCGTGGTTGGACATAGCTAATATGATTACTAACTGTCCAATAAGGTTATTAAAAGCATTATTTGTGAATGGTAACGAATCTGCTTTTTGAGATAATTGTGGTGGGCGTTTATAATACCGAACCTTTAACGGTACTTTACCGTAAACAATTGCTTTAGGTGGTTTAATAAGTACAGGAGCTTGATTTGTAGCCCTATACCAATCAGTTGGCAAATCATTGTTTTCTTGAGTAAATTCAATATCTCCAATCACCTCATAATATCCTTTTTGGATAAGGACATGCCACATAAAGTTAATGGCGTCATTCATATAAGCAATTAACTCTTTATCTTCGTAACCACTTTGGAGGTTGTCACTTAAACGGTCTCGTAGAGCCGCCTTATCCATTAGCTCCTGAACCGTCATTTTCTTTTACCTCCCCTGTGATAGATTTAATATCGTATACTGTATAAGTTACTAATTGACGCTGTTGTAGAATCTTGTCAAATGGTATCTTATCAGATAAAGTTGTAACGTGAGGTCTACTAGCGAAATAGCGGATAATCATAGACCCTGTATAGTTTGGGTCCATGTGTTTAACTTTAATACCATCAGTATCTTGGATAAACACTATAGGAAATTGACCACATAAAGAAATAAAATCATCTGGTCGTGCAGTTTTATTATTACCTATTAATGTCAATTCTTTTACAAGTTCTGGGTTGTTATCCTGTGATAACTCATCGCTAAGTCGGTCGATAGCCACGTTTAAACTCATAATTAATTCTTCATCAGACAATGATAGTTTTTGCATATCACCTAAACGCTGACGCACTAGAATTAACAAATCGTTAGCTGTCATTATACCTCCTATACAAAGAATGGCATAGGTCTGTCGATAGGACCGCTAGACTCATTAGCCACTAATTTTTGAATTTCGGCAGAGATTAAACCTGCCACAGTATCTGACCCAAAATTACCATTAAGTAAGCCAATAGAGTATCGAGTAAACATGTCGAATAGAACATATGGTAAATCAATCTCATCCTCTATAGTTTCAATGGGGTCTATAATATATAAATACGTCATGACAACGTCTTTATCAACTTTGATAGCATCTTTAGTAAATTTATATTTACCATCGTATGCTTCAAACTCTTTAAAGCCACCAAAATCTTCTGGTAGTTTAGCCTTACCGTTTTTAGGTTTAAGCTTAATTTCTTTTGCAATCCAGTAAGATTTTGTATTGATGAGTGCTAGGTTTACGTATCTCAATACTATATTAAGAGAATCAATGATTTCTGGGTCACTATGCTTACGAGTAGCGTTTTCACCAAGTCCGTAAAGGACAGATGTGATAACATCTCTTACTTCAATCATAAATACCTCTTAGTATTTCCTGTGGTAGTACGAAACTCTGGATTTTTCATAATCCATTTACGTATCCACATTTCATATTCTTTCTTATCAATACCTTGACATTTTTGAGCCATGATTAATTCGAAGTCGCTGAAGAATCGGTGTCTAGGTATACGAGCAATAACTTTAGCTTGCCCACCACCCATATCACCTTCAAGCCCACTATTACGTTCTTCTCTGGCTTGCTCTAATACTTCGGTTTCGTCAAATGTATGCTGGATTGACCAGGTATCTTTATCAACTGTAACTTGTGAACTAATTAACATGAATACCTACCTTTAGAAACAAAAATAAGGGGGTAGAATTAACTACCCCCAAATGGTTTATTTTGTAATGCCGTACAAACGAGCGTTGGCAATCGGTGCAGTACATTCGAGAGTAGCTGTACCTGTGATTACGGATTCTTTGTAAGTACCTTTACGTTCCAAATCTTCATTATGGAATGGGATAAGGTAACCAAGTTTCCAGTATTGCAATTCAAGCAAATCAACAACATCGTTTTCGTACATACGATGAGCTACTAACTCAACAACACCGAAGTCAGTTTCGACAACGTCAACTACTTGAGTTAATTTCTTAGCTTCCATAGCTACGTTACGTTGAGAGTTAGCTGTGAATGTAGATGCTTTACGTTTGTTTTTGCCAGACATAACGGCAATATCAATGTTACCGCCACGACCCCATACTGCTTGCATAGCATCATTCAATGCTTCCATAGTGAACTCGCCTTGAGAAGCAAGTTTACCAGCATCAATAGCATTGCAATATGTCAATTCCATTTTACCAGAAGTAACAGCGGCAGATGGTTTTACTGGTGTACCAGGAGTTGCCGCAGAATCTTCTGCTGTCAAATGCAATGTGAATGTATTAGCATCTTTAGGTTTAACGAAATATTGAGTGTTCGGGGAGAATTTAGCATCAAGTGCATTAGTACCTTTACCACGAACAATAACTTTATCACCAGTTACAAAACGGTGAGAGTTAAGTGTTACGACACCTTGTGCGTCTACAGTTACTTCAGAGAAGTTGTCCAAGAAGTAAGGGATACCACCAAAGCGACCAGGTGTAACTTCATCAAATGGAGTTTTTACTTTGTTAGAAACAATCGCATACTCTAAGTCACGACCAATTTCTTTAGAAGCTTTCAACATTTGATAAGATTTTTCATCACGTACACCGTATTTCTTGATAGCTTGAGTGATATCAGATACTGTGTAACCGTGTTCGAATTGTTGTGTGAAGTTAGATTCACGTCTACGTGGAGTAGCTTGACGAGTATTGAAGTCATGTACTTCAAGTGTAGCGTTATCCATCGCAGGACGCAAGCTATCGCATAACCATGCGTGCTCTGTACTTGTTACGGTAAGTTTACCGAAACGAGAAGTTAAAAGTGTTTGGTCAGGGTCGATATTCGTAATGAAGTCTGACATATCTTCGACTTTACCAACCACGTTATAAGACTTTACAGCCATTTCCTTAGCCAATTAAATAGTTCCTCCTATTTAGAAAAATAACCTAATTGTGCTATGAGCTGTGCCTGTTCATCGTTAGATAAGCGACTTAATTTAGAATAATCAATTTGTGCCGTAGGATTACCTGGTACTTGAGTTGAAGCACCAGCACTTTCTACGAAAGGTGGTTTCACAACAGGTTTCTGTGGCACTGCCGCATTTTTACGTTGAATTGTTGGCACATTATTAGCACCATAATATTCATTACGGACAGCACTCATATACGCATCAACAGTTTGCGTATCGAAGTTGTCCATAGCTTGTTTAATTTGCACTGCTTGTGCATATGGTAAGTTGTTTAGTTTTTCCAGCGCCAAGTGGTTAATCTCTTGGAAGTGAGGGTCTTGGAAATACTTACTCATAGTTTGATTGAAATTATCAACCACACGAGCCCGTTCTGCTTCAGCTTGGCGAGCAGAAAAGATTTCTGCTTTAACATTAGCAATACTGTCTGCGTATGCCGCTTGATGTAGTGGGTTATACTCATCGTATTCCTCGCCTAATGCATTTTGTACTTCTTTACGAGCATATGCATCAAGTTGAGTGTAATAATCACGTTGAGTAATTTGTGGTTGTTCTGGAACATTAGGTGTATTTTGTGGGTTTACTTGTTGTGGTTGTACTTGCGGTGCTTGGTTATACTGTAAGCTACGACGTTCTTCGGCTAGTGCCTGAGTCTTACGAGTATAATCTTGGTTACGCATGTATCCATGTAGTAATTCGTCGAGTGTTACCTCTTGTTCCTGTCCGTTTACTTTAACAACAAATGTTTCAGGTTCAGCAGATTGTCCTGGTTGGTCAGCTTCACCATCAGGGTTCTCGTTTCCTTCCTCACTATCGTCAGAGCCAAACGCACCTTCATTAAAGAATACTGGGTTGCCGTCTTCGTCAATACCAAAATCTGGAATATCGTCTTCGGCATTGGAGTCCGTTACAGGTTGCTCCAAACCAGCATCTGTTGCATCACCTGCATCACCGTCAGCAAATGTCTGCAAATCAAATTTGAACTTCAATTCGTCCATGTGTTTTCCTCCTCACTCCCCTTAGGGTTGGTGAATGTTAATTAATAGAAATTATTTCGACCTGGAGTCCAGTTCCAGCCAGCTTGATTACCTTTTTTGAAATCTGCCATACTGTCGCTGTCTAATTGGTCAAAACCCACACCATATGATGGTTGTGGTGCTGGAGCAGGTGCAGATACACTAGAAGATGGTGTTTCATAGTAAGTTGGCTCACTATAGTCATATGCTTCTTGAGCCGCCTTAGCTAGTGCTTCTTGGCGTAAACGCTCCTGTTCTTTCAAATACTCCGCATAAGGTGCTCGAATTATTCCTTGGTCTACCAAATTTAAGACCTCTTGTGGTTCAAACTCGGTACGTGCTTTCATAGAAGCAATGTCATCATCTCCCCAGCCTGCGGCTTTCATTTTAGCGTCATCAGCCCATTGATAGCCCATACCTTTGGCAAAAGGATTTTGACGACGCCATTTTTGGTCTGCTGGAATATTAGCCATGCGTTCTTGTGCAATTTGTCCCATTGTTTTAGGTGTAAATGTACCGTTAGCACTATCACGATATTGTTGCTCCATAGCTTTACCTTGTCGTAAGATTTCAGCAATTTTAGAAGCAAAGTCTGAGCTTAAACCAGGATGTGATTGCTGGTATGCACGAGTATCTGCTTCATCTGCACGTGCTTTCGCTTGCTCATTCGTTTCAAATTTAGGTGGCATACTTACAGAGGTATAATCTTGACTAGGTGCAAATTTACCTTTGTCTGGCATTTGATACTCTGCATTAGCCTCCATACGAGCCTTTGCTTTGTTAATAGGCTCTTGACTAGCCATGTAGTCTTGGTAATTGACAGGGGCTTCTTGAACCCCTGCCTTTTTAGCAAGTTCCATAGCTATAGGTGATGGAGCGTTACCGTTCCAATTTGCGAATTTGATGTTCATTCAATCTCCTATTCTGGGTAATACCCACGCTGTTTAAAATAATTTTCCTTTTCAAGAGCTTCTTTTAGTTCGGCACTTGATAATTTGCCACTAACTACGTGTTGCTCTAGAAAACTTTTAAAATCCTCCGATACCACTAGGAGGTTCCGAAGGTCCCTGAGACGGTCCTCGTTGCACGTTTTGAGGTTGTTGATTATCCATTCGTGATAAACCGCCAGCCAATCCTCCAGAAAGGTTAGCACCGCCGAAGCCTGCTCCCCCAAACTGACTTCCAGCATTTTGTTGTTCATTTGTTCCTGGTTCATTTCCTGCTCCTTGGAATAATACCTGTAATTGAGGTGGTAACATATTCAAATATTCTGGTGGTAAAATACCAAATTGTGCGTAATACTGTAGTGCATCAGGAGGTAATTGAGACAATACTTGCTGTTTCAACTGCATTTCCATTAACATACGTTGTTGAGTAATCGCAGGGTCAGTAATATAATCACCGTAGTTTTTAAATCCAATGCTTTCAATCCATTTTTTAAACAAATTATAGATGTTTTCTGGAGTTGAAATCATATAGCCACCAGCATTAGCTTGCATAATAGCAGTAAGTAATGTTTGTGTAGCCATAATTGTAGATTCTTTAGTAGCAATACTGATACCAGCATTAACAATTAAGTCAAAGCTACCATCCAAATCTTCTGGTGTAATACGCATTTCCTTATTAGTTAAGCGAATTACAGTAGCTTGGTCAATAAATTTCTGATTTAAGCTAACCATAAAGCGGAATAACTCATAAAGACCTGTTTCAGCGAACATACGAGCGACTAATTCAAGACGTTGAGAACTTTGCCCGAGGATTGCACTAATACCAGTAGCCGTTTTATTAAGACTGTTAGCGTCAAGACCTTGGTTGTATCGTGTAATACCAGTGCGGTTTTCTTTTTGACCTTCTAACCACTCTAAAAACGTGAATGTTTGAGGTGATAATGGGCTAACTGGCATTGGCATAGCCACTTCGTTAAGTGAATGACCTGCTTTCATACGAATAACCTTGCGACCTTGTACAAAATCATCAATATTAATAGCTGTTTCGTCTAATAGCATCTTAGGGTCATTAGTTAACGCCACATTTTGCATAATTTGACGTGTCAAAGCGACCTTTAAATCTTGTAATTCGCCAATTAACTCTGCGTATGAGCGTTTAACCCAAATACGATGAGGGTCTTTAGTAGGAGAAATAGCAAAGAATGGGTGTCTTCCCATATAGTTTTGCTCCATACGGATGATTGTATCACCGCAAATAGTGATAATCATGTCTTCCAAGATACCATCACCATTAACATCAATCTTGGTATAGCACTCATAGATTATTACTTCTTGTCGAGCTTGTTGTTCTTCGTATGTGATATCGTTGTAATTGTCCCCAACGACTTCTTCTATAGGGTCATACATATTACTTTTATATGCGTCTACCTTAATATCATCAATATTTGCGTATACGCCTTGTGCTTCACGTTCACGTAAGTAACTCATAGTTACTTTGCGTTTGTGAGCAACAAAGTTTGCATCTTCCAAGCTCTTGGCATCTGGAGAATAGATAAATTCGCTAATCAAAATATTCTCAATTTTAGGTGCGTTTTTAACATAATATGGTGATTGATACGTAACTAAGAAGTCACCATATATATCAGGACCTTCAAGGTCTGTAATTTCAACACCAGTTTGAATTAAAGCTTGTAAAGCTTCATTATTTAGTTTTGTTTGTTCCGTAGTGTATCCTTCGGTACGTTCCCAATAGCATTTGATAATACCTAAGCCAGTAATAAGTGAATCCTTAATCCAGTTATATAGGATAGGGAAAAACTTATTTTGTCGTTGTAATTGGTATACCAACAATTCTTGCATGGTTTCAGCTTTGGTATCATCTTCTTCGGTTACACCAGCTATGGTAATAACCTCATCAGAGCCAGTAAACACCTTCATAAGAGAAGGCAAAGCCCATTCAATGGTATCGGCAACATCGGTGGATACGAGGTCAGAAGTTTTAGATAAAATAGGGAACTTATTACGATAATATTCTTTGTCAGCGTAATAGATTTCGTAGCGTTCTTTAACCACTGGCTCGATAACACTAGCACTATAGGCTTCGGCACGCTTGATATCATTTTGCACATATCGTACTACCGTTTTATTTAAGTCCTGTAATACAGACTCGCTATCCATTTAACCTCCTTATAGAATACAGATAATATTAGAATGTTTCATTAGGAGATATTTATTGCCCTCAATGACAATTTCTTCAGTATATGGTCCGAATTGTACCATATCACCTTCAGTTACCTCATTATGAATCCATTTACCAGATTCAAATTTACCTTCCCCACTAGCATATACTTTACCGATATACTGTGCTTTTGGGGTAGAGCCAAGAATAATTCCACTTTCAGTAGTTTCTTCTTTGATTTCAGGGATAACTAATACGTTGTCATGTAATAATTTCATTACATAGCACCTCCTAATGGGATGTCAGCAGTGCTGACTGAATTAAAATTACCTACAGGCGGTAAGGCAATTTGAGAAATATAAGCCAAGGCGTCGATTAAGTCGTCATGTAAACCTTTAGGGAAAGATTGTAGTTCACTCTCTAATTCCGTAAGGAATTTGGCTCCCATAGGGAACCAAACATTGCCAGTTTTAAACCGTGGTTGGAGAGTAGCGATACGTAATTCCTTCCGACTAGAAGCTTCTAAGTCCTTTACAGTAAACCAAATATTACGTTTAGGCATTTCTTTCTCTAGGTAATGTTTAACAGATGCTTGATAAGCAACTTTTTCTACACCTACATATATAGGCTTATACTTTTGTACGGCACGGAAGATTCCGTCAATAGTTTGGGAAGGGTCATACCTATCAAAATCAATATCTAAGATAAACCATTTGTTATCTGGATTAACTGCTACTGTACAGATTACAGTATAGTCGGCACTCTCCTTTTCTGAAATAGCCAAATCGACTGTAGTATAAATAGAGCAATCTTCAAGTTTGAGCTCATTAGGAGCGTAATACATAAAGTATTCTTTTTTAAACATTTGGCGTTCTGGGGAAATAGCAATACACATTTTCTCCCTTTCCCAAATGTCAAGTTTACCTAATGCTCTCCAAGCTTCTTTTTCTTCAAGTATTTCAGATACTGGGAATCTTTCTGCCCAGTTAGATTCACCTTGCTCATTCATTACAGGAATACGTAAAGCATTAAACTTTAGTAAATCTTTATTATTAATAACTTGCTCAATTAAACACTTCTCGCCGAGGTTATTTCCAATCATAAAGATTCGTGTTTTCTTACCTAAGAAATAAGCGTCAGATAAGAACCAATCATAGTCATTTGTTTGGATAGTATCAGATAAACTATCTTCTACGTCTTGAGGGTCATCTATGATAATAATATCAGGGCGTTTATCGCCCCATAACAAACCACGGATAGAGGAACCTTTACCATAGGCTTCCATACGAATACGTATTTCTTCACCCTTTTCATCGGTTACAACGCATTCAAATGCCTTATCTGATTGTTGTTTAACCTTGACAAGGTTTAGACTTAAAAATTCATTTGATACGTAAGTATCAGCAATTTCTTTTAATTGCTTACTAGCTTTGGTCTGGTTCGCCATAATAAAGACAATATAATTTGCCTTCTTAGTTGGGTATGTTAAACGATATAAAGGAAACGCACGTAATACGTATGAGCTCTTTGCTGATTCACGAAAACCCTCAATAGCAAAGTGTTTATCTCCATTTAAGAGTATATCACTCCACATATAATGGAACCAAGCTGGCTGTACTTCGTCTTCTATTGGTAAAAACAACCTATGGAATGTAACTAGGTTCTCTTTCCCTCGTCTAAAGGCTTCTGCTATCTTAGCATCTACTTCATTAGATATATTAACCACTCCTTCCTTCTTAAATTAACCTACAATCTCCGTATTTGTTATCTGTATTATTCCAAACAATGCCATAAACCAAAAGACTACTCTATTTTTATAAAAAATTTTTTTACATATATTAATATATGATAAGGGGTGCCCTTTATATGAACCCCACCCTCTGTTATATTTTTAGAAGAATAGATTAAAGCTGGTTTGAGAGTTATATTTTTGGGAGAAGTAGGTAAAAGCTTATATAGGGGTTATATTTTTGGGAGAAGGGTCTCTAATATGGGGGGCGTACATATGGGACCCGCTGTATGCGAAGCCCCACCCATGGGCTGAGAATGATAATCAATCTCAATACGCAGAAATAGGCTAATAAATACAGTAAAATATAGCAATAAAACAATAACAAAGAATATAACCATACAAAAAGTGCTATAAAGCCAGTAAATACAAGGATTTCTATAGTTTTAGGTAATATGGTTTAGTGTAGTCAAGGCAAGCGACCACCGCTAGTGGTTGAGTGCTTCGGTCTTTGAAAATTGAATAACGAAAGGTGATTGACTTTAATAGTCCGCCTAACCTTTCAGATTTAATCTTTATTAAATAAGCGAGGTAAATATCATGGCAACTATTAAAAAATCTATCAATACTGAATCCAAAACTACTGCTAAAAAAGCTGTAAATTCCTTCAAACTAAATGAAAAGTCTATGACTTTAACATTGGAATTATCTGTTGAATGGAATAAGACACGTACAGCCTTAAAGGCTACGCATTTAGAAAAGGTTGAGGGTAAAGAATACCAAAAAATGGTATTCACCGACACTAAAGGTAACCAAATTTTCTTATTCAAAACAGGCTTTAACTATGAGCCAGTTGTGAAAGAAAGCGTTAAGGGCGTAGACCTTAGCAAGGCTACAGAAAAATTGAGCGATGATGAGCAAAAAATGCTTGAATTGTTACTTAAAAAGATGTCTAAATAATATATAATTTAGTGGTTAGGCGGTGTATTAAGGTTAATCACCTAAACCTATACTAAAAAATACAATGTTATAGGATTAGCATAGTATTTGAAGTATAAAGCCGTGTTTTTTGACACTCCGTTATACAATTAGTATAGGTTTGTAATTCTCAAATTTTTAATGAAAGAGGTAAAAACAATGAAAATCTTTATCAATCGAGAATTAATCACTGCTATTAAAGAGGCGGAGCAACGCCAATTAATCAGTGCGGTTGCAGACTTAATGGAGCTAGGAATGGAGCGTAAAACCGCTTTAAAACTGGTCTCTGACATGTCTGTAGACCTTGCTGAAAACTGGCACGAGTTGCGTAAATCCTGCTTTATCCGTCAATCTGGGTTTATTGAGAATGATACTCAATTACCAGGTTTTGAGTGGTGGCGTGTATTATAATCGGAGGTAACGAAAATGAGAATTATTGTCAAAAAGCATGATGGTTGCGAATATTACAGTCAAGTAGCTATACCAACTACACGCCAGGAACGCATGTTTTTAAAACAATTCAAGTATGATTTACTTGATGAGTTTGGAGCCATGGACTTAACTAGGGCTAGTGGCTCCTATGTTCAAGCCTTGATTATGCTAGGCTATTGCGGTCGTAACGATGATTTTTGCCCTGCTATCCCTAATGAAATAGCCATAGCATTGGGTTATTATGTTAATGGCAAGTGGCGTAAATGGGCTAAGCTTAGAAAACGTATAGCAGGGCTTAATCCTGTAGGTTTCCATAATTGGACTTTAGAGGAATATTCTGCTCACCTGGACTATTTAGATAGTCTTATGGGGGACGTATAACGTCCCTCTTTTTTTTTGTTTATTTAGAGAACATATGTTCTATTATTCATACGTATTAATTATCATTATCAGTAACATAACCCTTATTTTTTGATTAATGGTTGAGAATGATATTCATTGAGAATACCTATAAATACTACATCATATTATTTATTATTAAACATAATGATAAACATTATCATTTATTAATTCTCATTTACTTTTATCTCTTATATTCTTATACTTTATATTCTTATCTACTACTATATAGATTAAGGAATGGGAATTTATTTTTTCTTTTCCCTCGCCGTCGATTCTGGTATATCTCTTTATATAAAATAGCCTTAAAATTCATTTATTTAAGCTGTAACACGCTTTAACGTGTTATAGGGTACTAACATACCCTAATTATATTAAATTAGCCTTATAGACGATTTAAACCAATTTTAGAGATATATCTTTATTTCTGTAATACCCTTATAATTCGTTTATTTGAGTTATAAGAGTGTTTTTGTATTTCTATATACTATTACATCATAGATTATTTTATTATCTTTGTATTGATAGTTAGAATTTATCTTTTATTTCCCTCGTTTTTGAGTCTTATATCATCGTGCAGGCACGACCTAACGGATAATGAGAATTGGTGAGAATGGTATCAGTATGTCCAGGGTTGAGGTGCTATGAACCCAGCAAACAAGCGGAATTTGACAAAATCGTGTTCATGTGGTACAATGGTGTCAGCCGTTGAGGAACGAACCTCACGGAGTACCTGCTCACCTGGTGACTGGTGATAGGTATGTCTGTAATTTTTATTGAAAGGGGTACAGTATGGATATTAGTACTGTGCAAATCGTAGGTCACATTGTGGCTTGGTCTATTCTGGTAGTCGGTTATTTTTTAATGGGAATGTTGGTTTATTACACCATTAAGCGTATAATGAAAGGGGAATAATATTATGTATTGTATTTTAAAATCTCAAATTAATGGCAAGCCATTTTTAGTATTGCCTGCTGATAATGAGCGTGATATTTCCCGTATTAAGGAATACATGCAAGAAATGAAATTATCTGCTGAATTGTTTTTAGAGGAGCCAAGTGATATAAAATCACTATGGTCTGGCTCAGAAATTCACTCTCATATAAAATAATTTATTAAAAAGGAGTATTATTATGGACAAACAACAACAAGTAGCGGAAATTTTAGCAACTTCTGGTTATGGTTATTTTCACCAAGACAAATATATTGCAGAGCTATATAAAGCGTTACTTCCAGACGATTTAATGCCAGAATTGGTGGAACGAATTGGCTTATTTACATGGGCTGTATTAAATTTAGAAGCGTATTCTGGCTCCTCTATTGATTTTTTACCAGAAGAATTTATCAAAATAATTAATGGTGATTACTCAGCTAAGGCTTATAAAGAGCGTTGGAAAGAAATTGAGAACAAATACCGTTGTAAAGAATGGTATTTAGGAATGATTGCTCAAGTAGAGGCAGAGGAAGCCTATAAAGGTCGTAGAGGGATATAAGGAGTATAACATGGAACTACATGAAAAATTATGGAAAATCATTGATAAATCTGGTCGAGGCTATCTAGACCACAACATGTATATTGCTCGTCTGTGGAATGAAATTTTCGCAGATGAGGTATCACCAGAAATGGTTGAGAAAATCGGCTATTTTACATTTTTTGTATTAGCATTAGACTCTTATTCTGGTTCACCTGTTGAAATGAGTGCAGATGAGTTGCCTAGCATTATTAAAGGGGACTACTCTATACAAGCATATAAAAACAGGCTTACTAATTTAGATGATAGTAAGTATGACCCATCTCGTGACTGGTTAATCGGAATGATTGAACAGTTGGAACGTGAAGAAAGTGAGCGTGGTCAAAGTGAAGTATGACATCGGTGATATTATTAAAATTTGTAACGAAAACCCTATGACTGCTACATGGCAAATCATAGATTTGAGCACTGGCAAAACACACCCAGTAACTGGGTTTAGTGGCACATTCACAACAGTGTCTTTCTCTTGTCAATACGTAATGTCAAGTGAAGCAAAGCAGAAAACATCGAAAGAGGTTGTGAATAAACTATCTGAATATAATAAAGACCAAGTGGCGTATTGCAGTATTTGGGGTTACATCGATGATGGTAACGAATACACATGGCGTGATTTTCATATCAGAGATTTAGTGTACTGCGATAAAGTGTTTACATTGTATGTCGATAACCGCAACGGTATCAGATAATATATTTTAATTCCAGATTTTAATTTATTAATAAAGGAGAAATCATTATGGAAAAATTATACGTAATTGGTGGAAAATTATTTGAATTAGAAGCACTTGCTACAAACATGGCAAGTGGGGAGGATTTTTATTTCCTAAGAAATACGGAGGATAATTCTGATATTACACGTATTCCAATAGCAGAATTACCTAAACCTTATCAAAAACAAGATGTAACAATTCCACCAGACGTCCTATATTTTGAAAACGGAATGGTTAAATTGTCTGGTTGTGAGAAAACCATTGATGTAGGATTTGGTAACAGACACGTGTATAAAACTAAGACAGGCGATTTTGTCCATACTCAAAAATTCTATAACGTCAATGGAGCTTTAGTTTATGTGGATTCCGAAGGTCGAATTATGGATGTACCTAATTCCCCAAACAGCTTTACAAGTGATTTCACTGGTCTATGGTGCGAATTATCTCAACCAGTATCTTTACTTACTGGTCGTATCGTTGATGGTGATTTAAAAATTAGAGTTGGCAGGGATATAGTCCCAGTCAATAAAGATGAAGTTATCTTTTCCTCTCTATCTGATGATATGGTTATTAAAGATAGTCAAGATTACGTTGTGACAGCAGAGGGGAATATTACTCGTCAAGATATTATTAATGGTCTTACAGACGAATGGCTAATCTGCGAAGATTGTGGACGTATCCACCACATCGACGATAATGAGTATCTTGACTACTATGACAAAAATGTTTGTCGTTATTGCCTAGATAACTATCGTTGGTCTACATACGATAGTCATTACTTTAGCACTGATGATTGCGTATTCGTCGAATCTATTGACGATTACGTAAGCTACCGTTCTCTAAATGCGAATTTCCGTAGATGTGACCATTGTGGAGAATATTATAGAGAAGATGATATCAATGTCACCGATAATGATTATAATATTTGTATTCACTGTTATGAAGATGATGATGTAGTAGACGAGGATAACTACTACATTCAGTGCGATGATAATTTCATCCACTATTATAGCTATAAACCTAGTCCAAAATTCTTTGGTGGTAACAATAAAGTCAAATACTTTGGTTTAGAGTACGAAGTACAAGGCGGTGGTTGTGATAACTACACCGCTCGCAAAATCTTTGGTAAATTCAGTCACTGGTACTGTAAACATGACGGTTCTTTAGAAGATGGGTTTGAAGCAGTGACCCACCCATGTACACCAGAATTTATGTTACAAAATATTGATTGGGAAACCCTAGTTGATAAACTAGATGACGAAGGTTACTATGAAGAAGAAGGTGCTGGTATTCATATTCATGTCAGCCGTAATCATTTTAAAAGCCGTTCTCACATTGGGAAATTGGTTAGATTCTTTGCAGAAAATTACGATAGACTTGTTAAGTATGCTAACCGCTATCGTTCCGACGCCACACAATGGGCTAACAAAACAGACGT